AGAGCTTGAGGCAAAAGCTAAGGCAATACAGGTCAAAATTGACCGCGAGTTAGCCGAAGAGCTGGCCGAAGAGGAAAAAAACCAAGAAAGGCTAAAAGAATTACGCCGATTAACTAAATTAGCCGAGCAACATGAGCAATCGGTCACTGAATTAGGCGATAGAGTGACATCAGCGTATAATAGGGCTAAAGAAAAGTATACATATAGCGCTATGGAATGTATGGAGCGTGAAATTAAACGAGCGCATGAGGAGGAACAATGGCTTATCGGCGTGACGATGAACTTAATCCATTAACGGGCCGATTTTGGGCTAAGGTCGATAAAGGTGGGGATTGCTGGGAGTGGTTTGGAGCGATAAATAGCGCCGGTTATGGTAATTTCAATGTTTACGGCAAGACAGTAACGGCGCATAGATTCTCTTATGAGTACCATTTTGGCGTTATTCCTATCACAATAGATAACCAAAGAGTTTGCGTGTGTCATCACTGTGATAATCGAAAATGCGTAAACCCAAAGCATTTATTTTTAGGGACTAATACTGATAATATGGCTGACAGGGATAGAAAAGGCAGGCTTGATGTTAAGACTGGGGAAAAGAATGGCCGGAGCAAGCTTAGAGAGGTTGATGTATTGAATATAAGAGCTATACATGCAAATACGAAGGCAAGCAAGACAGACCTCGCTAGAATCTACAAGGTAGGGGTAACGGCGGTTTGTGATATAATCAACTTCAAATCATGGAGGCATATATAATGCCGGAAGTTTACATTAACATCCCGCAATTAGAGCAGCAGGAAGGCTCAAGCTTCAATGCAACCGCTTATTTTAGAAATGGCGAAGCAGCAGAAGCACCAACCACGGCTAAATATCGCATTGATTGCCTAAAAACGGGAACAGTACTGCAGGAATGGACCACTTTATCCCCGGCGGTTAGTAACTCGATTGCAATCACCGCAGCCCATAACGCAATACAAGACCAATCAAATAAATTTGAAAAGAAACAATTAACCGTTGCCGCGAATCCAGACACGGCGACACAATTTAGAGCGGTTACAACCTGGAAAGTTAAGAATATTAGGGGATTCTAATTGAGAAAGTCGATACAAGATATAAGCTGCCCAATAATTAGGCGCATCGCTTTAGGCGTAGACCATAAAACCATTAAAGAGGCTTTCGGTCTTACTGACGCACAATTCCAAGCTAAATTGGATGAAATCAACCCGCCAACTAAGAAAGTAGCTAAGAAAAAGGCGGCAAAGAAGAAAGTTAGTTAGTGTTTACTAACATAAACAGAATCAAATATTTATAATTGAGTTAATATTATGTCGAAAGCAGGCGCACCAGTAGGAAATAATAACGCAATTAAGGGGAAACCCTGGCGTGATGCTATTAATCGTGCTTTAAAAAAACGTTCTAAGACGGGCATTGCGGAAGCGCTTGAAGAAATAGCCGAAAAAATGCTTATTGCGGCTGAGAATGGCGACCAATGGGCTATCAAGGAACTGGGCGACAGGATCGAAGGTAAGCCAGCGCAAGCTATTATCGGCGGTGACGAAGATGACCCAGCCGTTAAAGTCATAGGCGAGATTAAACTTGTTAGACCGAAAAGTTAAATGGGAATTTCCTGAAAAGCTTGGATTCTTATTTGAGCCGCATCGCTATAAAATTATGTACGGCGGGCGAGATGGGAGTAAGTCTTGGTCAGTTGGCCGAAGCTTATTAATCTTAGGCAGCGAAAAACCATTAAGAATCGGTTGTTTTCGTGAGGTTCAAAAATCCATACGGGATTCAGTACACAAGCTACTAAGCGACCAAATAGAGGCGCTTGGCTTATCCAGCTTTTACGAAGTATTACAAAATGAGATTAGAGGTATTAATGGCACGGAGTTCTCATTTTCTGGCTTATCCAGCCAAACACGCGACTCAATTAAATCCTATGAGGGCCTAGATATAGCTTGGGTTGAAGAGGCTCAAAGCGTATCAAAGCGGTCATGGGACATTCTTATCCCGACTATTCGTGCGGTCGGCTCTGAGATATGGGCAACTTTTAACCCCGATATGGACACAGACAACACATACCAACGCTTTGTCGTTAACCCTCCAAGCGACGCAAAAGTCGTCAAAATAAATTATTATGACAACCCGTGGCGCTCTAGAGTATTGGACGCTGAGCGGGAAACAATGAAAGCTGAAAGCCCCGACGACTTCGAGCATATTTATTTAGGCGAGTGCCGTCCTGCTATCGATGGCGCTATCTATTACAACGAAGTATCTAAACTACGCTCCACAAACCGGCTTTGTAATGTCCCTTATGACCCTATGTTAAAGGTCCACGTCATAACGGATTTGGGCTTCAATGATTATATGTCGCTAATTCTCGCACAGCGTTTAGGGTCGGAAATCCGCATCATTCGATACATTGAAGACCGGCAACGATATATACCAAGCTATTCACAAGAATTAAAAGATTTGGGGCTGAATTACGGCAAGCTATATTTGCCTCATGACGGACGAGCCAAACATGTTACCGGCTCAAGCGCACAAGAACAATTTGAAGCGCTGGGCTGGGATGTTGAGATTGTTGAGAGCATTGGTATCGAGCAAGGTATTCGTAAAGCACGGGAAGTGTTTGAACGTGTGATAATCGACAAGGAAAACGCATCTGAGCTACTAAATAGGCTTGGGCGGTATCGTCGTCGAGTCAATGCAGAGGGGCAAGGCTCCACGCCGATACATGATGACGAGTCACACGGGGCGGATGGCTTTCGGTATTTATCCATTGTTGCCGACCAGCTTACCAACGAGGACGCAGTAATTAGCGACCCTTATGCTGCATTTCGTAGCTCTATGTAGTAATATATGAATATAACTATGGATTAATACCATGCCCAAAGCTAAAAAAGAAAATGCGAAACTGACGAAAGATAAAAAATTACTTAAAACCGTGCGAGAGCGGTACAAAGTAATGACTGACGCTGACCGTAGAAATAGACAGGCCGCGCTAGAGGATATTAAATTCGTTAGTGTCCCCGGTGAGCAGTGGGACGAAAACATGAAGCAGGAGCGAGGCGACCGTCCTTGCTATGAGTTTAACAAGCTACGCATTAACGGCAAGAAAGTCATTAATGAGATCCGCGCAAACCGTCCGTCTGGTAAAGTCCGAGGCGTTGAAGGTGGTGATACTAAAACCGCCGAAGTTTACGAGGGTTTAATCCGTAATATCTGCAATACATCCGATATGGATACAGTCGTTGATTATGCCGCGCAATATCAAGTTGACGGCGGGATGGGTGCCTGGAGAATTACCACCGATTATGCCGACCCGATGGCTTTTAACCAAGACATCCAAATCGAAACAATCCATAACCCTTTCTGCCTTTATTTCGACCCCGCATCAAAAGACATGCTCAAACGGGACGCGAGAGATTGCATATTAACCGAACGTATCTCTAACGAATCATTTGAGAAACGCTGGCCTAAAGCTGAGCGCGTGAGCTGGGAAAGCACCGAGTTTGACGACGAGGACGAATGGGAAAGCGACGAAATGACCCGTATTTGCGAATACTGGTACAAAGAAGAGGCCGAGAAAGAGATTTGGCAGCTTGCAGACGGCAAAGTTGTCGATTCTACCGCGAAAGGCTCCGACAGCATCCCGAAAGAGTCGATTGTCGATACTCGCATGATTAATTACAACAAAATCAAGATGTGTATTGCTTCTGGTGACGCAATTCTTGAGGAAGCTGACTGGGCCGGTAATATGTTGCCGTTTGTTGTTATTTATGGCGAATATATTGTTATCGATGGCGAGATTACATGGTATGGATTGCATCGGTTCTCTAAAGACGCCCAGCGCTCCTATAATTTCTCAAGGACCGCGATTGCAGAAACTATCGCAATGGCACCACAAGCGAAATGGTGGGCGACACCCGGCCAAGCCGAAGGTAATACGGACACATGGGCCGAAGCACATCGCAAAAACTTTCCTTTCATGCTGTACAATCCTGACCCTAAAATGCCAGGACCGCCGCAACGAATGGGCGGCGCAGATGTGCCGGTCGCATTAATTCAAGAAACCCAAATGGCGTCGCAAGAAATAGACGCGACACAAGGTATTTTTGCCGATGATAGAGGTGAGCGAGGCAGTTCTCAGTCTGGTCGTGCTATTTACGCAAGACAGCAACAAGGGCAAATATCAACCTTTAATTTCCCCGATAATGTTGGGAAAGGTATTTTAAGAACATGGGAAATATTAATCGATTTAATCCCTAAAGTTTACGACACCGAGCGAGAATTAAGGATTTTAGGCTCGGACGGCGCTGAAAACTATGTCAAAGTAAATTCAATGGTCCAAGATAAAGAGACTGGCGAAATGGTCGCATTAAACGACCTGAACCGAGGCCGCTACGACACAACCATCACTATCGGCCCATCATTCAGCACAAAACGCCAGGAAGCGAGCGAGCTTTATATGCAGCTTACGCAGGCAAACCCAAATATATTCCCAATTGCGGGTGATTTAATCTTTAAATCAATGGATTTACCGTATGCGGACGATATTGCAGACCGACTCCGCACTATGTTGCCGCCTGAAATCCAGCAATTAATGAATGAAGACAAAGAAGTCTCACCAGAGGCGCAGATGGCTATGCAACAAGCACAACAGGCCATGCAGCAAGTACAAATGATGATGGAGCAAGCGCAGCAACAGCTTAGCGAGTCTCAAATCGCATCATCCGAGGCCGAAAAAGACAAGGCGCAAGTCGATACGGCTATCGCTAAACTCAAGACCGAGGAAGCGAATTTTGACGCAAAAGTTGCTCAACAGGTTGCAAATATTGCTAAAGCGGAGGCAGAATTTACTAAGAAAGTGGCGCAAGATTCTCTTAGCGAGTTTAACGAGAATAAAGACGCTATTTTCAATCATGATAAAGAGCTATTCGCTGAGCAGATGGCCGAGTCAGTGCAATCTATTCAGCAAATGGCCGAGCAGTTCGCCATACAAGCGGCGGACGTGCTTGACGAAATCAAACCGAAAGAGAAGCCTAAAGTGCTGCGCGTTGTTGCTAAACGTGAGAACGGCGTGCTAGTGGCTCAACCAGAATACGAGGAATAATCTACTTGTGGATTGCACAAGGCTAAAATACGCTATTGAGGCGCGAAATGACTGACGAAAACCAAATAGATGCAGAAGTACAGAATGAGGCAATTGAAGAGCCAACCGAGGAAGTAGAAGCGGAAGCGGAAGCAACCGAGGACGGCGAACAGGAGCCTTCGGACTCATCACCCGAAAAAAAGGAATCTAACGGATTCCAAAAACGAATAGACAAGGCAACACGCAAACAGCGCGACGCAGAAAGGGATCGAGATTATTGGCGAGAGCAGGCATTAAAGGCTGAAAAGCCCGAGCCAGCACCCGTTAAACCCGAAACCCTTGAAGTTAAAACGCTGGAAGATTTTGACTTTGATGAAACCAAGTATCAAGCGTACATCTTCCAAACAGCTCAGGAACAGGCGGTCCAGGCCGCAAAGTCTGCGCTCAGTGAAGATAAAGCGACGAATGATGCCAAATCTCGACAAAAGGCGTTTGAGTCTAAAGAACAGAAGTACAGCAAAACCGTTGATGACTACATGGAGGTTACACGTAACCCCGATGTGATGATTACTAAGGATATGGTCGATATTGCCGCATCCTCAGAAGACGGCCCCGCTTTACTTTACTATTTAGCCAAAAACCCCGATATATCAGATAATATCGCGCGATTATCGCCGATAGACGCTGCCCGAGAGATGGGTCGAATTGAAGCTACAAAATTGAGTGCTGAGCCGAAAAAACAAACGAAAGCGCCAAAGCCACCACCAAAAATCGACGGTGTTAACGCAACAACCACTATTAAAGCTGATAGCCCAGATAGTGACAAGTTATCCACCGAGGCATGGTTAAAGCAGAGGCGCAAGCAAATAGCTAAAGGATAGGAGATTTATCATGGCTAACTCAATTTTAACCCCGACGATGATTACTCGGGAATCGTTGCGCGTTCTGCATCAGAAGTGTAACTTTATCGGTAACGTCAATCGTCAATATGATGACAAGTTCGCGCAATCTGGCGCAAAAATCGGTAATTCCGTGAATGTTCGCATGCCTTCAAAGTATAGCGTGCGTACAGGTGCGACATTATCAGCACAAGACCACGTTGAACGCTCAACGCCTTTGACTGTTTCTAGTCAATACGGTGTTGATGTGTCGTTTACTTCCGTTGAATTAACAATGGATTTAGATAACTTTTCTCAACGCATCATTGAGCCAGCAATGGCACAACTTGCGGCGAAAATCGAAAGCGCATGTTTGACAGATGCTTATAAGTTGGTTAATAACTATACAAATGCGACAACTAATGCCGTTATGACGTATAAAAACTTCCAACAAGGCGGCGCTAAGATTACTAACCAGCTTGGGCCATTAAGCAACCGTGCGGCAATCTTATCACCTGATTCGATTGTTGAATTTAATGACGCAACCAAAGGACTGTTCCACTCTTCACAAAATATTGCTGAGCAATACCGTGAGGGTATGATGGGCCGCACAGGTGGGTTCGATATTTACGAAAACACTTTGTCGCCAGCTCATACGAACGGCTCTATGGCTGGTTCGCCATTAACTAACGGCACGACTTTGGGTACATCAGCGACGACTAATACTTGGTCATCACAAACTGATTTATCTATCGATGGCGCGACTTCAACTACAAACGTTAAAGCGGGTGATATTATTACTCTATCTGGCGTTTATGAAGTGCATCCAGAAACTAAAGTGAATACTGGTAAGCTTAAAACCTTCGTTGTTCAATCAGATGTTACATTGACAACAGCGGCAACGGCTTACACTGTAACGGTTAAACCTGGCCTTATCTATGGCTCCGGTAATGCGTATCAAAACTGTGCATTATCCGGCGTTTCAGATACCGACGGTTTAACAGTAACCCGAGCGGGTGCGGCTTCGACTGCATTTGGTCAGGATTTACAGTTCCACCAAGACGCCTTTGTATTTGCAACGGCTGACCTTGAGGACGTGTCTCAATATGGCGCATGGGGTGCGCGTGAAAGCATGGACGGTATTTCTATGCGAGTTGCACGCCAATATGCGATTAGCTCTGACACTGTACCTTGTCGTATTGACGTGCTATTTGGCTTTGCTGGCTTGTATCCTGAGCTTGCTAACCGCCACATGTACGATCTTTCGTTAGTATAGTAAGAGCGTAATTTCTAGGGGTGGGACGCTGCCCCTAGATATTTTTTATTTTAACGAGGGCTTATGTCAAAGAAACGAAAACTAGGTGAGAAACGCAAAAAGAAAACACACGTTGAACCGGCCAACTGGGATGTGTACGTTGCAACCCCCGCTTATGATGGCAAGGTCGATTGTGATTATTCTCAGTCACTAGCGGAGGCGTCTTTTTGTTCGCCGCTGTATCAGGTAAAAATGACTGCGGGCGTAATGGGGAATGGCGCTTTTATTGATTTAGCGCGAAACATCTTTGTAAAAATATTCCTTGACGATTTCCCTGACGCAACACATTTATTTTTTATCGACGCGGACTTAAAATTCCCGCCGAATGCATTTATTGGGCTTATACGATCAGGATTACCTATTTGTGCCGGTGTTTACCGACGCAGACAAGAGCCAGAAGATTATCCCGTTAGATGGACCGAACACCCAGAGCAAGGGGGTTTGTGGGTCGAGGACGAATGGTTGATGTGTGACCGTGTGCCGACCGGCTTTCTATGCATATCCCGCGAGGTTGTTGAGGAAATGGCAAAAGATGCCCGTCAATTGAATATACACGGACAGGACGGCCCCGTGCCTGAATTGTTCTATACAACCGTTGACGAAGAGGGCCGCTTTATTGGAGAGGATTATTGTTTTTGTGATGATTATCGCAAGAAATACGACAAGCCTATCCCAGTTTGGCCAAATATAGATTTTATTCACGGTGGTTTTAAAGGAAATCTAAATGATTACCTTGAAAAGCTTATCGACGCAGAGGCGAAGAAGTCCAAAGAAGCCGAAACCGATACGAGTGCGGCATGACAGGGCTAGCTGATAGATTTAATGGTAAATGGGAGCCTATTACAGAATCCGGGTGCTGGGTGTGGAAAGACCACCTAATGCACAAAGGATATGGCGTTATATCTATTAATGGAAAACCAAAAAGAGCGCACAGGGTTAGTTATGAGCTTCATAAAGGAGAGATAACCAACAATCTTCATGTGCTGCATAAGTGTGACGTTAGGTGCTGCGTAAATCCAGATCATCTATTTTTAGGGACTAATGCTGATAATATGCGCGATAGAGATGCAAAAGGACGCGCAGCTAAGGGGGTTAGTCATGGGCTTGCGAAGCTGTCAACCGAGGACGTCAATGCTATTAGATGCGACAACAGGACTCAACAAGAAATAGCTAGCGAGTATAATGTCTCTAGAGGTCATATCAGCGACATAAAATTATACAAAAAAAGGATTATCTAATGGAATTATTAGTTGGTGCCGGTAACTGCCTTAAGAAAAAAGTTATATTCCCCGAAATTCCTACTAATTGGATTGAATTAGTCACACTCGACATTGACCCAACCACAAAGCCGAATGTTTGCCATGATTTAACTAATCTCCCGTTGCCGTTTGACGATGATATGTTCGATGAAATACACGCTTACGAGGTATTGGAGCATACAGGTCGACAAGGTGACTGGATGTTCTTCTTTAATCAGTTTATGGAGTTTCACCGCATCTTAAAACCGGGCGGGTACATGATTGGGACTTGCCCGATGTGGGATTCCCCATGGGCATGGGGCGACCCTGGCCATACTCGCGTTTTATCCAAAGAATGCTTGACCTTTTTATCTCAAGACGAATATGAGAAGCAGGTCGGCAAAACAGCCATGACGGACTATCGAGGCTGGTATAAAGCCGATTTTGAGTTGACCGCCGCCAGCGAGGAAAATGATAATTTTGGCTTTGTTTTAAAGGCGAAAAAATAATGGACCGTCGTGATGTTTACATGGACCAACCTTGTGAAATATCACTCGAAACGATGGCGATTTGCAACGCTGCTTGCACTTTTTGCCCTTACGAAGAAATAGAACGTAAGGGCGAGAAGATGCCCGACGAGCTTATCGACAAGCTTATCGACCAAATGGCGGAATTTGACAAACCTTTTAACTTTTCACCGTTTAAAGTCTCCGATCCGTTATTAGATAACCGTTTAATCGACATTTTACAGAAGGTAGAAGCCCGTACGCTGGCGAATATCCGT